TCAGTTGATAGTGAGGTTGATAGTATAGTAGCGACGGATTCCAAAGTCGATGCTACTAGAATAGAGCCTAAAGATTACGTTCCTTCAGAGGGGCACACAGGCAATATAAACAAGCGTGTATATGCTTTCTTTAATACCAACGAAAAGATTATTCACTCAACCTATACAGAGAATGAATGGATTTCTTATTATGAATCTGTTATCGAGCCTGACATAATCCAATTATCTACCCTGTTTACTAAAGTTTTGTTTTCACGCAAGGAACGAGCATACGGAAATCGCATTATGTTCGAAAGTGATAATCTCGCTTTCGCTTCACTGAAAACTAAAATGGAATATGCAAACGGGGGAATTGATAGAGGTTATCTTAATCGAAATGAAGCTAGGGAAATATTCAACAAAGCTCCTATTGAGGGTGGGGATGAATATATTCGCAGACTTGATTTGACTCAAGATAACCAAGGTAATTCGAAAGGTGGTGAGAATAACGAGTGAAGAAAATAAAAGTAAGTGGGGTAGTTGTTTCTAATGAATATGGATGGATGTATGATTATTATGAAATGGATTATACAAGCCCCGAAAAAGTTATTAACAGTTTACCCACAACAAACGAGGATATTGAGATTGAAGTTAATTCACCAGGCGGGGATGTATTTGCAGGAAGTGAAATTTACACAGCTTTAAAAGAATACCCTGGAAACGTTCATGTAAAAATTGTTGGTGTCGGCGCTTCTATTGCTTCAGTAATTGCGATGGGAGGAGATAAGATTTCTATGTCTCCTACAGCTCAAATAATGATCCACAATGTTCAAAGTGGTATGAATGGAGATTATAGAGATTTACAAAGTCGAGCCGATGCATTGAAGAGTATGAATGTTTCTATCTCCAATGCTTATGAAATCAAAACAGGTTTACCACAGGACAAGCTATTAGAAATGATGAATAAAGAAACTTGGTTAAATGCCCAGGAAGCTTTGTCACTTGGGTTTGTTGATGAAATCATGTTTCAGAATACTTCTAATTATGTAGCAAGTACAAATGGTTTGGGACTCCCTTTTGAAGTCATTAACGAAATGATGAATAATAAGGATAAGTACCAAAAAAAGGATGTTGCTGAGAGCGATTCTACGCAAATTAACTCCTTGTCTCATGAACAACTTATCACTAATTTAAAACTAATTAAGCTAAAGGGAGCGATTAAATAACATGGAAAAAGAAAAATATTTAACAGACCGTCAAGAAATGGTAAACAAAGCAGATTCATTAATTAAAGAAAACAAATTAGAAGATGCAGAAGCAGTAATGGCAGAAATCACAAATTTAGATAAGAGTTTTGAAGAGTCTTCCAAGGCTTTTGCTAACTTAAAAGCTTTAGAGGATAATCAACCGATTGTAAACCTAGAAAATAAATCAATTGATAATAAAGGAGTTGTCACAATGGACAAGCAACCAACAAACACACTTTCAAAAGAAAAACTTTATGAAAATGCTTTTGCTAAGACTTTAATGGGACAAGAATTAACACCAATTGAAAACCAAACTCTATTAGAATTTAACAACGCTGTTACAGGACAAACAACAGCTAATACAGGCGTGGTCATTCCTGAGACAACAATGAATGAAATCATTTCTGAAATCTATGCACAAAATCCATTTTTTGCAGATGCTCGAAAAATTAACATTAAAGGTACTGTATCTATTCCTAAACATACAGCTATTACAGCCGGGGATGCTACAGGTTATGCAGAAGCTACAGCGACAGTTGAAGAGGTTAATACATTCGTAGAAATCCAACTTGGTGGCGTTGAAGTAGCTAAATACATTGAAATTTCATTCAAACTTGAAGCTATGTCTATTCCTGCTTTCATGTCTTACATTAAACAAGAAATTGTTGACCGCGTGGGCGTTGAATTAGGTAGACAGGCGATTAATGGTACAGGCGCTACACAAATGAAGGGTGTACTTACTGTTTTAGCTTCAGTTACTTCACAAAACGGAACTTATCCAGCAACTGGATTAACTTATGCTTCAATCACAGGCGCTATTGCTAAATTAGGAGCTAAACATGTTAAGAGTGCTGTACTTTATGTAGACAATAACACTCTATGGAATGGACTAGCTAACTTAATGGATTTAAACGGACGCCCGTTGTTTGTTCCAGATGTTAACGGTGGTGGCGTTGGACGTATTCTTGGAATCCCTGTAAAAGTTGATACAGCAGTACCAGCAGATGTTCTATTATTTGCAGATGCTAAAGGCTACCTAATCAATACACAAGAAGCATTGTCAGTTGAATCAAGTCGAGATATTAAAAACCGTAAAACTGGATTCTCTGCTTACACTGTATTAGATGGAAACGTTACTCACGAAAAAGCGTTCTCTATTCTTAAAAAAGCTACAGCTTAATTAAAGAAGGAGTGAGGTAAATGGATTTTTTAGTTACCCGTCACTTCCTAGACCATAGCCAGGGGATTATTTTATCTCCTGGTGAAAAGTTTAGAAGTGAAGATAAAGAAGTTATTGAGTTATTAAAGACGACAGGTTATATCGTACAGGAGGAAACGGAAAAGCCGAAACGCAAAAAGAAAGTAGGCGGTTCCGATGTTAAACAAGGTTAAAAAATCACTAAGAATTAATCATGATCTACTAGATGAAGATATCCAAGACCTGATAGAAGCATCTAAACTGAAAATGAAAATAAGCGGTGTATTCGTTGTTGACGAAACAGACCCTTTAATCATTGAGGCAGTTAAAACATATTGTAAGGCACACATAGGAGTTTTGAACGACGATAAAGAACGTTATGAGGAGTCTTTTCGCTCACAGGTAGAGCATTTGGCATTGTGTGGTGATTATAATGTACTTTGATGAGGTTATAGAACTAATTGGAGTAACATATGAGAAAGATTCTATTGAACAAGAAATAGAAATCGAGATGCCTAGACAAGTATTTTGCAAACGTCAAAGTATGCCACAGAGCGAATTTTTCCAAGCGGGAAATCAAGGTATCAAAGCTTCTAGCAAGTTCATTGTTAACCTATGGGATTACAACGACGAAACGAAAGTTCGGTACAATGGGAGAATTTTTCATGTATATAGAACGTATGAACTAGCGGACTATGTAGAGTTGTTTGTTGAGGTGAAAACAGATGGCTAAAAAAGTGAAACTTGGTAACTTAGGAGCCGAAATTTCAAGTGAATTAGAAAAGTATGTTGGTAACCTTGCAAACAAAGTGGATCAAGAAGCTCTGAATGTAGCTAAAGAGACAGTGAAGGAAATAAAAATGAATGCAATGGGGCATGGGTTAACAAGAAGACCACGTTATATAAAAGGGTGGACATATACAAAGCAAGGTAGAAATTACATTGTAAGAAATCGTACTGATTATCAATTGACTCATTTACTTGAAAATGGGAAAGAAGAAAAAGACGGTGGGTTCACACCTGGTAAACCACATATTTTACCTGCCGAACAAAATGCCATTGCGAAATTTGAGCGATTGATTAAAAAGGCGGTTGAGGATTCATGAAATTATCTGAACTATCGGCTTTGTTAAAATCTTTGAATATACCTGTTTATTATTCTCACACAAAAAACAACGTGAAAGCCCCGTACATTATTTATTATGAATTATTCTCTGAAAACTACAAAGCAGATAACAAAGTATATAAGAAGTTCAAACAAGTACAAATTGAGTTGTACACCAAGAAGAAAGACGAACAAATGGAAGAACAATTAGAAACAGTCTTAGACGAAAACAATTTACCTTATGAAACAGATTACTTGTACATTGAAGGTGAAAACGTTTTTCAGACAAGCTACGAAATTAGAATATAGGAGTGATTAATTTATGGCTCGTGTAACATACGGCTTATCCAATGTACATTATTCAGTAATTACAGAAACAGAAGGCGTTATAACATACGCTACACCAGTGGCACACCCAGGAGCAGTCAACTTAACAGTAACACCAAAAGGCGAATCAAGTGATTTTTTCGCGGATAACCAAGTGTATTTCTCTAGTTCAAGCAACCAAGGATACGATGGGACTTTAGAAGTAGCAATGCTAACAGAAGCATTTCGAAAAGACGTACTAGGCGAAATTGAAGTGACAGAAGATGGGGTTTTGATTGAGGTCGCAGATGCCAAACCGAAAAAAATCGCTCTATCTTTCCAATTTGAAGACGATGAAAAAGGGACAAGACATACATTGTACTATTGCTATGTTTCTAGAACAGGAATGGGAAGTTCAACAACAACAACAACACAAGAGCCTGGGACAAGTGAACTAACTTTCGTATCTGCCCCAAGACCTGACAACAAACGTGTAAAAGTTTCTACAGGCTCAACGACACCTGAAGAAGTTTATAATGCATGGTTTGAATCTGTTTACGAATAATCAATTAATCTAATAAAAAAGGGGAATAACAATCATGGAAAAAATTATTAATATTCACGGTAAAGATGTAAAGTTCAAGTCTACAGGAGCAACAACTTTAAGATACA